AGTAAAATGGCTAATATCGTTGTACCGGTTTCATTCGACCAATTTATTAAAGAATGCGCCGCGCTGGAAGTTGTAGATAGTGAAAACCCAAACCCTACAGAGTCGGCAGCTACCGCCGACAATTAGCCGAACTATTGGTAGCGGTTCACTTTTGGCCACCGTCGATAGATTTCGACGCAGCCGATTTAGCAACCGTAGTAGATGTTCTAAACACACAAACCCGGGAACGAGAACGCGCTAATGCCCGTCGCCGCTAGCGCCCAAGTATTCGGAATACAGCAAACTTTGGCCGAACTAAACAAATTTGACCCTAAATTTAGACGCCAAATCACTACAGATATTCAGGCTGGCGCGGGCCGTATGGTCGTACAGTCGGCGCGGTCAATGATCCCAACCGATTACCCACTATCGGGTATGGCTCGAGGCTCAATGATTAAAGGCCGTAACGAAACTATCTACAGGATTAAAAACGTTACAGCCGGTGTAAAAACCGTTGTAGGTAAACGCGCCAGCCGTGAACGTACCGTAACGTTTAACCGCCCACTAATTATGGACGGCCGACGCATAAACAACGCCTACACACAAACCATAGATTTTAAGGCTCGCCCCTATGCGCTGCTGGTCGCTCAACAGACAGACGCCGCCGCCGCTTTATGGGATCACGCCGGTATCCGTGAAGGCTCGCAATTTGTGACAAACCTTATAACCGAAGGCGAAGGCCCTAATGCTCGAGCGTCCCGGTCACTTACCCCGGGCGTTGTAGCCGTTATGCCAGCCGTACAAAGCGAACTATCCAAAATAATCGACCGGGTATCTGTCAAAATGAACAAAGCCCTACAGATTGAATACAAATAATGGCACTATCTATACCCATTCTCTCGAGCCTAGATACTAAGGGTTTCGATAAGGCCGCCCGTGAATTTAAGGCGCTTGACACAAATTCGGCCCGCGCGGGTTTTGCGCTTAAAAAAGCGTTTTTACCAGCTGCCGCAGCGCTAGGCGCGTTAGGCGTTGCCGCTTTTGGGGCCGCTAAATTGGCCAGCGACTTTAACGAGGAAGCAAGCAAAAGCGAAGTAATTTTTGGCGACGCGTCTACCGCCATTATGGAATTTTCCAAAACGGCCGCAACGTCGTTAGGGCAATCACAAACCGAAGCCTTAAAAGCCGCCGGAACATTTGGCGTACTAGGTCAAGCAGCAGGACTAACCGGCACCGATCTAAGCAACATGGCGGTAAAGTTCACGACCCTAGCCACCGACCTAGCATCATTTAACAACACAAGCCCCGAAGATGCCGTATTAGCTTTAGGCGCTGGCCTACGTGGCGAAGCCGAACCGTTACGCCGTTTCGGTATTTTGCTAGACGACGCCGCACTACGCACAAAGGCATTAGAGCTAGGCCTAGTCAAATCCACTAAAGACGCATTAGATCCACAAACTAAAAGTCTTGCCGCGCAGGCGATTATTCTTGAGCAAACAAACTTACAGCAGGGCGACTTTGCCCGGACAGCAGACGGCGCAGCTAACAAGCAACGCATTTTAACGGCCCAAATTAAAGACGCTAAAACCAACATCGGTAAAGGGTTTTTACCAGTTATGGCTATTGCCGTTGGTTTGCTATCCAAGTTTGCAGAATTTGCTAGCGACAACGCGCCGCTAATCGTAACTATGGGCGTAGTTATCGGCGGCCTAGCCGCTGCCATTGTTTTAGTTAATGGCGTTATGGCTGGCTTTAGCGCTATTGCAGCAATCACCACAGCGGCCAACATTGCACTAGCCACCTCATTTACAGCCGTACAAGTAGCTACGGTAATTGGTATCGGTACAGCCATTGCCGGGGCCGCGACCCTAGCCATATTGGCGAAGAAAATTAGCGGAACTGTCAAGGCAAACACAGACAGCACTAGCGCCACAAAGACAGCAGCAACAGCCCAAGCCGAATACGAAAAAATGCTTAAAGGCTTAGGCGTCACAACAGACGACAACACCACCAAAACAGACAAAAACACCGAAGCAACTAAAAAAGCCGACGCCGCTAAAAAGAAACTAGCCGAAGCAGCTAAAAAATTGGCCGCCGAACTTGTAGTACTTAAAGACGCTTTACGCGATCAAATGGCTAAAGCGCTCGAGACAGCCAACGGCGTATTAGACGAAGCAATAAAGAAATTTGACGATTACGCTAAATCGGTTTCTGACTCTGTTAAATCGTCTTTTAATTTTGGCAACGCCCAACAGACAGCAGCCGAAAACGTTAAAGCCGTAGCCGACGCATCGGCCGAAGTAGCAAAAGCGCAAAAAGCGGTAGCTAAAGCAATGGCAGGCACCGACCCCGAAGCCTTAACAGAGGCGTACGCCGATTTAGCAGCTGCCAATAAAAAACTAAACGACGCACAGGCCAGCCCACAAACCTTTTTAGACAATCTAAAAGTGCAGGCCAACAAAGTTAAAGACTTTGGGGTGTTAGTTAATCGGCTTTTGGCTGCCGGTCTTTCAGAGTCGGCCCTACAGCAAGTACTAGCCGCAGGCGTAGACGGCGGCACCGCAATAGCTCAAGAACTATTAGGCAGCGCCGGGGCAATTCTCGAGGCCAATACGCTAACCGCAGACGTACAAAGTATCGCCGACACCGTAGGCGCAAACAGCGCAAAACAGTTTTACCAAGCGGGCGTAACCGCAGGCACAAACCTAGTAGCGGGTATACAAGCGGTCGTAGACACGTACAACATAAAGCTAGGCACCGTTAGCACCGCTGGCGAGGTAGCAGGCCTTACAAGCGGTTTTACTGGCGACTTTAATACCATCATGGGCGGCGGCAGCCTTAACCCGTTAGCCGATATAAATTTTGGTATGGGTGTTCTTATGGCCGAAGGCGGCGTCGTAACCCGCCCGACGTCAATTATCGCGGGCGAGGCCGGGGCAGAGGCAATCATTCCCCTAGATCGTCTAGGCAGCATGGGCGGCGGGGATATAAACATCACCGTACAAGCTGGCGTAGTTTCATCACCCGACCAAATCGGGCAACAGCTCATCGAGCTAATCCAAAAGGCCCAACGCCGTAGCGGCACCGTGTTCGCGCCCGCATGACAACGCCAGTAACTACCGTAAGCGTCGGGTTTCCAACTACCGCAGGTTTTGGCAACGCTTTACAGCTAGACGGCTTAAACATTGCCCGCAACCAACTAGGCACCGGCACACTAGGCGGCACAGCTTTTGCCGACCTTACCTACCTTGTCGAGTCTGTAACGATTACACGAGGCCGCAACCGCCAACTAGATCAATTTAACGCCGGTACCGCAACCGTCGTATTTGACAACTCAAGCCGCATACTAGACCCGCTAAACCAAAGCAGCCCCTACTGGCAAGGTGCGCCCTACAACGCCACCGGCGTACTACCGCGAACACCCATAGTAATTAGCAGTAACGGAATACCCATTTACACCGGGCTAGTTACCGATTGGAATTTGTCTTACGACATACAACCTAACGGCGACCGCATGTACGCCCAATGTTCCGACGCTTTTACGGTGTTAGCTAATCAGGCACTAAACGCGGTGACACCTGCCCGCGAACTATCTAGCACGCGCGTAAATACCGTGCTTAACTACCCCGAGATTGACTACCAAGGCGCACGATCTATAGGCACAGGCAACAGCTTTTTAGGTGCATACCCCATAGCCCAAGACACCGAAGTACTTAACTATTTACAGCAAGTCACCACAAGCGAACAAGGCTATTTATATGTCTCGGCCGCTGGCGTTCTTACATTTAAGGGCCGTAGCGCCGTCTTAAACCCGGTATCCGGTGCCACGTTTAACACAATCGGCACAGGGCTACCGATGCAAAGTATCGAAAACCAATTCGGCGACGAGTTGCTATACAACTACATTATTACCCAAAGCCCCGCAGGAGCGGCACAAACGACAAGTAACGCAACGTCAATAGCCGCATTCCAAACACAACAATACGCCGTAACAAACCTATTAAACGACACCACAACAGAAGTAGCAGCTTTAGGTAATTACCTACTTGGAAAGTACAAAGACCCGGTATTACGTTTTACGGGCATTTCAACCGAACTAACGGCCTTAAACGCAACTAACCAAAATATATGCCTAGCGCTCGATTTGACAAGCATCGCGACCGTAGTTATGGCCTACGCAACCGGAACACCCGCCACAGTTTCGCAAACCCTTATAGTTTCGGGCGTTTCCCATAACATCACCCCCCAAAGTCATATTATTTCTTATACTTTTGAAAGTACCGACGGCAACCAATATTTAACTCTTGACGATGCAATCTTCGGAACGCTCGATAACAACCTTCTAAGTTTCTAAAGGAGACAACATGACAGCATTTCAAACTTTTACAGCGGGCCAAATTCTTACGGCTGCACAGCAGACGGCGCTTCAGGCTAACAGCACCAAAATTTCAATATTTGAGCAACAACAAGCCTCAAGCAGCGACGGCGGTACTGCAACAATCAACGCATGGACAAAACGCACATTAAACACAACCGTCGTCAATAACATCACAGCCTGCTCTATTGCTTCAAGTGTCATCACCTTGACCGCTGGCAGTTACTACGTTGAAGCCATCGCTGGTTTTTATAGAACTAGCACGAGTCAATTACGGCTTCGTAATACAACGGCTGGAGCTGACCTAGCACTAGGCGCTACTGCTTTTGCTGCATCAGGAGTTGCTGCTGGTACTTTTTATGCCGACTTAAAAGGCTATTTTACTTTGACAGGCTCAACCAACATTGAATTACAGTACTACGTTTTAGCAACAAACGCCGGCAACGACCTAGGCGTTGGCGGTACTTGGGGTACTAACGTTTTTGCAAACGTAACGCTCGTACAGGTTGCGTAAATGCGTAAAAGCCTAATTCTATTGGTCTTTTTAGGCTCGCTGACAGCATGTAGCGATCGTGTACGCGTAAATTGTGAACGTGTAAAAAACAAAGCACTAACAGCAGTAACCGAAACAACCAACCAAATAGGGGGCGGCCGTTGTGGCTAAAAATAAATACACAAACGAAGAAATAAAGGCGCGGCTAGTTTTTATGGTCGGCGTCGGCTTAACTTGCTCATTTCTTTTTAGCGTTATAGCAATTTTGTACGGCTTGCTATTTGTCGTACAGCCGATGGAACAGGCCCCCAATGACTCTGCCGGGTGGTCGGTGCTTTCTAGTATGCTGCTCACGCTTTCCGGCGGTTTAATTGGCTTGCTAGCTGGTAACGGCCTTAAAGACAAACAACCACCGCCGACACCATGACAAGGCCTTACCCCTATTTTCCCGCGTACGACGGTGGCAGCGAAACGCCCGGGATACGCAAGCTGCTCGAGCTAATGACAAAACGTTACGGCACGAAATCGCTAGGCACCTATGTAGTGCGCAACATGAAAAACGGATCTAACCCCCCGCAGCTATCCGTACACGCGACGGGGGCGGCGCTCGACGCCCAATACAAAGACGAAACACAAGCTCGGGCTATATGGGATTGGTTTTTAGGCAGCTCGATTATTGACGGTAAGACCGTTCAACATTCCGAGCGTCTCGGTTTAGTTGAGGTTCATTGGTACGCCTACGGTGACTACGGTTGCGGCTGGCGCTGTTCGCGCGGTGAGGGCAAGCGCGGAGTAAAAATATTTACAGCCACCGACAACGCCGGCAGCTATCAAGGCTCGCCCCGCTGGCACCATATAGAACTGTCTAAAGAAATGGCCGCCGACGCTGCCAAATTTGAGGCGGCGTGGCGTAGTTTGCCTAAGCCGTAAGGGTTTAAAGGCATTGCCCCCACATCGGTAGCCCTATTCGCTAGGGTTTTTAACACCCGACGAAAGGCTAGAACAATGCCCAAAATACTTTTACTTCCATTACTGCTATGTACGTTTGCGGTGCCAGCTCGAGCAACCGCCGCACCGGTCAAAGATTGTCCACAGTTTCATACACAACTCAAGGCCTACGGTTTACCGCCTAAAATCTTCGGCCCAATTATGTGGCGCGAGTCGCGATGCAACCCCGCTAGCCGTTCCGTAGTCCGTCGTAACGGCACCCGTGATCTAGGCGCGCTACAAATTAACAGCAGTTGGAAAACGGTCACAATGGACACGTGCGCGGTAACTCGAGCAGAATACGCTAAAGCCCTATTAAAACTTGCGTGCAACCTCAAAGTAGCGGCCGTGTTATACAACGGCGGTAAAGGCTTAGGCAACTGGCGCGCAACGTCCGGTAAATAATTTGCTTAAATACTTGCGTAAGTGGTTACAAGTGGTTATAGTTTTTGTATGAACACAAACCCGACCCCACAAAATCAGAGCTACGCAATCTATGTCTACATGGCTAAGCCCGCCACTTACGACGAATACGACGGTTTCGGCGACTACAAAAACTACGGCACGCGCCGCGTTTGCGAAGTAGGCGCAACCAGCGAAGAACACGCTTTAAAGGTTGCGGGGTTTTCAGACAATCACGATCAAATATTTTGGGCAAAGCTGGTCGACTAATGCCGGGCAAACCAATTACCCAACCATGTGGCACACGATCAGCGTACGCACGACATTTACGCCACAATGAAACGCCATGCCGAAAGTGCAAAGACGCTAATAATCATTGGCACAAAAGCCACAGACAACATAAACACACCCATACCGCATAATGCGCTATGGTAACCACACCCAACCCGACGAAAGGTAACCCGACAACATGAACAACCATAAACCCGGCTGGCAAATTGCTAGCCAATACAAACCG